ACAACCTACATGCTCCATCACAATATCCGGTTTTCATTTATACCTCTTAGCTTTGCATCTTATAGTTTCGTAATAACAACCTTCTGGACACGGACCATTATGGGAAACCCTATGATGACCTACCATTTCAACTCCATAGTGCTTTTCCATACGTATATCTGCTACGGCATCTTTGATCATCTCTCGTATCATGCTACGCACTCGATCTGCTTGCCCTCCAGTCAACCCACGCTGCGTTAGGTACTTCTTGATTTTGTAATAGGTCAAAACTTTTTTCCTCCCGGTCCAGACCGCATTGCATCTGTATGGTCTTCGCGTGTGCGATTGTACTGCATCTTCTCTACAAATGCCCCGCCAATATCCATGTCATTGTCTCCTGCAAAATCCAGAATACGGATAAGGGCATCTGCCAGTTCAACTTCACAGGCTTTTCGATTTGGTAGGTGGTCATCCTGTTTGTCTTTGCGATAACCCTCGAATGCTTCAGAGATTTCGCTATGGATCAATGCCATGCGTTCTCCCACATTCATGTAAAGTAGTGCGCCAGTTAGAGGCTCACGATACCATCTATCGGCTTCCGCACGGCAAATCTTAGAAAGTTCGTTGAGAACCTCCTTGATCATTGTTATATCGGATAACCACGTTACTCGAATTGACTTGCTCATTGACATCCTTCTCCTCTACATAGAACATGTGACCACTGCCAATGCAGCGCAGTTTGACAAACCCAAACCCAAGCCATACCACTGAATCTTGCACATTGGCAGGTACAGCTTGGCTTGGGCAAAACGGACAGTTTAGGTAGGCCATGTTCTGATCAACGCTCCGATCTGCACCCATTCTGCATAGGTGAAGTGGTTTGATTTGGAACGATTGCACCGCGCACAGCAAACCACACAGTACCCAAGGGAGTTGTCCTTACGGTCTAGATTGTAATTGCTACCGTTCCTAATGATGTCAAACTCTGCCCAATGAACGCCAACACCGCAGTAGTGACATTGATAGTTTTTTGTGAACTCTGTGAACTCATCATACGTCATATCTACTTCTTTGTCTGTGTTCATCCTGCTGATGGTATTGTACAGCGCTTCGTAGGGCCTAAGACGTAAACCTTTCTTTGTGCAACCACAGCCTAGACTTCCACCATGTGCTAAATTTCCTCCGTGTACCTCACGCTCAACTCCACAAACACATCTACACCACCAAGTAGCTCTTCTGTCTTTTGCATTGCCTTTACGATGGAGTACAGTCCAATCTCCAATGCGTTTGCCTGTAAGGTCAAGCAGGTGGTCTGATCTTCCTCCCAGCCTGCCATTAATCCTTGCATTCTCTCTTTGTTTTTCTGTGCTCACTTCATCCACCTCGATGCTATATGATACTCGCTTTGCATGACTACAGAGTGCATTACCTCTGCCGCAGCACGACGAAAAGCCGATTCTATTAATTCCGCAACTTGTTGGCCATAACGTTTCGGACAGCCCACTAACAGTTCGTCGTGAACGAAGTTCTGTACTTTTGCTCTGTATTGTGGGAGTTGGTGCCAAAGGTATGGTTGTCCAGAGGCATCGAAACCACAACCTATAGCACGCTTCGCGATGCTGGCGTTTGTACCTTGTATGGACATATTCTTCCCCTTGCGCTCTACGCTTCCAGCCAGCGCATACAAAGCCCTGTCAATTTCTTTCTCGGTAGGGTTTCTATGCGTGAGTTGATGTAACTCATCCTTGGTAGGTTCCCGCAGTTGCGAAGTTTTGAACCTGAAGATACTTGCTTCTTTCTCTGGTTCGGAAAGTTCAAGGCTATCTTCGTGCTCAGTTATCCACCACTGCTTGGCAATGTCCCGAGTAGGAACAGGGAATGCTCGGCGTCTACCAAACATATCCCGTGCTTCCCGCATGGACTTTGCCAGTTTTCCGCTTCGCTCCAAGTAAGACCAGACATCAGGGAATGCCTCTTCGTGCTGACGTATCAATTCCTTTGCTGCATCTACGGTTATACCAAGATCATCAGCCAAAGCGTCTGGCCCACCGCCGTAGCACAAAAGGAAGTTGATAGTCTTTGTTTTTTGTCTAAGTTCTACGTGACCGGGACATTTGCACTTCTGCCGTTTTAGTTCTCCGTTACTATCTTTCTCATAATATGCACAAGGAGGCAGAATAACTCCTTTGTTCTTTTCCTTGTCGAAGAACTTCTCACCACCCTTGCATGCGAGCGCAGGCCATTTCTCAGGCTCCAAGATTTCCGTGGATACCGAGTGTACATCCCAACCTTTGTTGAATGCATTGATCCATGATGTGGCATTTGCTAGTTCTGCGATGATGCGTAACTCTGCACCGCTCATATCGCAGGTGACAATTACCATTTCCTCATCTTTTGTATTGCAGTACTCTTTGCAGTGCATGCAAGTGTACTTGCTGTTTATGGTGTATGTATCAGCATCGCAGCATACAGAGACGCGAATCTTTGGATTCGGTGGATCGCAGATGAAACATGCTCGTACTTCATCATCTTTCGGTAGATTCTGAGCGTTAGGCTTGGAGGACGATGTGCGCCCAGTCTCGGCTTCCAGTTGATTGAATGTACAATGCAGCCTTCCATCGACAGGGTGACGCCAGCCCTCTTTAGCCAACGGTTTAGTAATCCAACGTTGCGTCCATTGTAGGCCATATGTACCTGTGTCCTTCTTTCCCTTCTTGAATTTCCTCAGCGTTTGAATAAGCAGTCGGTCATTGTATCGCAGCAATGTATCATCTGTGGTGTCCTTGACCGTACGCATTCCCGGCATCTGCTGCAGAGCCGCTAAGAGTTGGTCACGCGAGTCGTAGTTGATGTACGCTTCGCCTTCGCACTCTTCAAACTTATTCTTCCACACCGTGCGTTGCTTGCTTAGTTCTGAATAGGCAGCATGCGCCACAGCCTTATCCGCTGCGCGTTTCTTTTTCTCTGCCTCCAAGAGTGCACCTATCTCGGCTTTCTTCTCTTTGTTCTTTTCCAAACGCTTCTGCGCCGCTAGGGAAATCTCAAGTTGTGTTGGTAACTCAAAGTCTTCCTTCCAATGTTTGTAACGCCGCTCAATCTCTACTTCATCAATTTGCTCATTCTTGCGCCCAACAATAGGAATGAATCCTTCATCAAGAATCTTCAACTCTCCTTCACGACGCTCAAGTACGTGTTGAATACGCGCCTTCCAACGGTCATCATCAAGGTTTTGACCGTTGAGATGCATATCTGTAAACGTGCCTATCGCATCGTTCTCTATCTGCGCCGTTGTGAGTAGTTGATCCACAGTCATTATGTTGATCTGCGCTTGACGCATAGCATGTGGAAAACGCACATCAAATGCTGCATATTCGATCTGTTGCTTAGTCAGAGGAGTTTCTAAGTCGAATGATTCTTGTAAAGTTTTGTCAATCAACAGATGGAAATAACGCGCAGCAATAGAGGACATGGAGAACTCTGCCATTTTTTTCAGTGCGATGGTTCCAGCCTGAATTACACGTTCGGCCATATCTGTTGAGTACAAATGCCAAATACGTTTTCCAAAGTTCCACCAGAACACAGTGTAGTCGAATGACAGGTTCTGTCCAATCTTTAGAAACTCTTTTGAGCATAGAACCGGAGTGAGTACATCGAAGACAGGATCATAAACCCCGTTGCAATTTGCACCGTATTCGCCCTGAGTGGCGCAAAGACGATCCTTGGAACCAGCGAAGGCAAGCAAATCAATCACGAACTGCTCATCGCGGTCTCCAAGTTGGATCGTACGGCAACGACGAAACCAAAAATCGCTGCACATGTCGGTCTCAGTGTCGAGTCCGATGAAGAAATCTTTCTTTGCTCTTTTGCGAGAGATGTAGTCATTCAGTAATAACAGACCAGCCGCATTGTTGACTAAGGTCACATTCAAACGAGGGGTCAGGCCGCTCAGGTCGAGGGGCCGCAGTTGCTGCACGAGTTCTGGCATTCTTCTATTATACCATGTTCTTTCTTCGGAGTTGCTGTTAGTCACCAGATTTTGGAGCGCGGATGCCCCCTGCTTCAGCAGTGGGGAGGAAGCGCGATTTATGCTGCAAAGTGTCTGTCCCTACGGTAGGGACAGATCACCAGATTTTGGAGCGCGGATGCCCCCTGCTTCAGCAGTGGGGAGGAAGCGCGATTTATGCCCACGCTAACCTCCATCCGCTGTGCGCCAGAAACTTGCAATCTTCTGGCTTGAAGTTTTGCCCGAGTCGTTTTCCTGTTTGTACAGAATGGAGACTGAGGTGTTTTCCCATGAAGCCTCCTACATAGCACAAGCCTTTGACAACGTGCTTGACCAAACTGCCACGTTTGAATCCAAGGCTATTTGTTGAGCCTTCTCTTTTCCTGATACCGCCAGCAGCAGGTTGCAACTTATGCAACTGTCTGCGATGCCATTGAAATGGTGTTAAACACATGACCTTTTCAAAGTCAGGTTTTGTGTGTCCACCAACAAACCAGTTAGCGAGTGTCCAAGAATCGACGCAGTGAGCATAGAAACTTTTGGACTTCTTGTCCTTGAGTTTCTTCAGTCCCATCTGATTCCTCATCTCGAATGTTTCAAAGCCCTGACGAGTTTCAACACGGCACAGTTTGCCGAGTTCTTGATAGAACCAAAGTTTGCCTTGTTCCATCGGACTAAACGCGGTGTTCCATTTCTTGCAACCTTTTCGTGTCTCTGCTTTGATGTCTTCCACTACAGAGCATGCGATAGGAAACATCTGGGAGAGCCACTTGGAAATCCTAAGTTTGAAATCCCAACGTGCAAAGGTTGATGGTGGAAGTCTGAATCCATCGTGATTTGGTTTGACTGCTCGATTTGCACGGCACTGTCTGTACGGAGTATTTCTATTCCTGCGAGTTCTCCGCATGTTGCGTCTTGTCTCTACCGCATCCTTAACCCAAGTGACCGCGTCGGCATTGATGTGGATAAAGGTTCGCGCTGCTGCTTTGATAGTGAAGCCTTCCCACTTGGAACCTGGGTCTATTCCCAACGCGACTGGCTGGATGAATCCTTCCTGCCGCTCTGTCAGTTTTATATAAAACATTCCTTTGTTGAACCGACGCAGTGCTTTCCCTGCACGAACAAGTTCCCTTGCTCTTGCAGGATGGCACGGCATCAGCGGTTTGTTGCTTGCTGAGACAACTGGTACGTACAACATAAGATAGGCTACCCTTTCCTCGTCTTGCGACGGCTATAACCGCTTCGACACAGACAACGCAGAGCATCAAGACTAGCGGAACATCCTGAAGGTGCTTCGGGCTACCATGCCCTAGTTGCTTGTTTGCGCCTATATAAGCGCGACTTGTCTAGACAACCTTTTAACTCTTAGCGGAGCATGGTTTTGCTCCGCATCAAGCCCCCGAATTTATTCGTGGGGCGGTTGACCTGATCTACACATATCCTCCGCTTGACCATTTCCTTTGTTTCCTGACGCCACGCACTAATTTTGCGATCTCACGACGCAACTTCGTTTGTTCCTGCCGAATGAATACCAGTTTCTCGGGAACTCCCTGTACACCCAAAATCTGTGCCACGGTCATGTCTTTCTCGCGCTGGAGCCAAACCCTTAGCTTGGCCCATAGTTTCTGACGCTGTTTACTGCATTCTTTTTTATTATTCATTTCTTTCTTTTCAATAACTTACAATAACCATTCTGAAACTAACTGCTTGATACTAAAGCAAGTTGTTTTGTAATCTCTTGGTCAATGTTTGGACTGAGTATTTCCCTTTACTTTCAACAACTTAGACCTCCATTACCTCTCCTATCTATATGTAAATAAAGGGCTTTCTATGCGTTTATGTGTAGTATTACCATAGATTTACCGGGGGGGGTTGGACTTCTTTATATTATCATAAGGCTCCAAATAAAATGATCCACCCCCCCCCCTTGACACACAAAAAGGCACGGTGTAAAATATAGATATGTCAAAAAACATAGGAAGAAGTTACCTCACCAAGAAAACAAACAGACTCATAAAAGCATTGAATACAACTAGATGGAAGGATATCTCAAATTGGTTCAATAGATACCGATGGTCTGTGCTGGACATGCAGCTAGTTGATGAAGACAACTTACCACTAGAAGACAAACCCCTAACACTAGAACAGTATCTTATTGAAACAAAGGAGGTTAGGAAAGCCGAAGAAAGGATGGTAGAGATCGAGGATAAAGTGCACAGGCTGTCTACTGAGGAAAAAGACAAGCGGGACGAACTGTTGGAGAAGCAAAAGGAGGGGGTGGGTCATCTTATTTGGTAGTCTATGGTATAATTGTAGTGTTCTCTCAAAATCGAGCAAAGTTCTTCCCGCACTCGCGGCGCAATGCCGCTTAGCATACGCCTAGGTCTCCCTCGTCTTCTCCTTCGAGGTAGTGAGACCTAGGCTTGAAGACCAGATTTTGTGAGCCGCTAGCCCCTGGCTTCAGCCATGAGGTATAGGCGAACCGCTTAGAAAGGATCAGGGAGGCGCAACAATCCTCCCTCGTCTCATCAAGTTTATAACCCACGCCAACAGTTGTTGGTGACAGGGTACAGCCTACACCAGACGTACCCTTTAATCTTGCATCACCGTCGAAGCGCAGACTACAGCAGCCGCTATGAGACGAGATGCTATCGAGCAGTGCGGCTCCTAAAGCCAACGGAGCCGCCGCTCACTAACCAAGATTCGAGCATGTTTCCTGATTTCTCATCCGGCTCCCTGCTAAGGAGTGACGTGAGAGGCATATAACGATTGACGCACATGCGCGTTCGATCAGGCTTGACTCGATAGCAACTCGGAGGGGCGCATAAGTTACGCTCCGTGTAGCGGCTGCAAACCGCCCCGAGATGCACTGGCCACGTCATCAGGCCAAAATAGTGTGGGGTAGTCTCGCAGATTCCCCAGCAAAACTCCAATGTACCGATAACGCGAGCGGGGGACGGAGGAGATGACAAGTGGCTCCGTGGAACGCGGAGCAAATAGGCGTACGAGATTGCGCCGTGGCCAAAATCAATCTCACCGGGGAGTTACCTGTCCCCCAGAACTTGTAAGCCCGTAGGCTGTGCGCCGGATTCGAGCGTACGGACATCGGCTGGTAACAGGAATTTCTAAGTAATAAACAGACCTCACCTTAACGGGTGAGGTTTTGTTGTTTATGCACCCTGAGGTGGTGTAGCAACATACCTCGCCATATTGCCCGAATGCAACTCAGAGCGGTGGGCTTGTGGAGTTGTACCATGAGAGCGTCTTCTTATTTGTCTCGGTTGTATAATCATTACAACCGTGAGTTTTTCGGTGGCAGATTACCAGAAGATGTGAAGTTGTACTATGCATCAAAACTGGATAAGGTGAAAGATGGAAAGCACCGTAGCACCTGTGCGGTGACTTACTTCTATGCAGACTCTTCACCGAAGATAGTTATTCGAAGAACAAAAACTTCGAATATGCGGCACATCGCATCAGACCTACTGCATGAGATGTGTCATATCGCAGAACCAGACGCAGACTGCGATGAGAGGGAAAGTAAGTTTCAGAAAGAAATGAAACGCTTGGCTAATGCTGGAGCGTTCTATAATATTTGGTAAATGGAGGCTCAGAATGAGTGTTGAAAACGAAGTAAAGGCAGTTGAAGCAGTTGTGGCAGAGGTTGTGGCCGAAGCAAAAACAGTTGAGACGAAAGTCGAGACAGTTGCCGAAGCAGTTGTGGCTGATGCCAAGACTGACGCAAAGGAAGTGAAAGCAGCTATCGTCAATATCAACTCCGACGAAAAGTTGTTCCTCCGCGAAGCAGAACTTGAGTTTCTGAAAGCGCAGATGGAAATCCAACGGCTCAGCAAGATTGCCGAGGAAAAGTCGAAGGGATATCAGGCGTATATTGAGGCGCTTTTCAAGAAGTACCTCATTACGATGGCCGAATATGTTTTCGACGGCTCGGTCAATGCTTTCAAACTGCTTAACAAGAAACTGTAAGTAAGGAGCAGTATGGCGGAAGCCAAAGAGAACAAGACTCAGGCTCAGGCGGAAGAAAAACCGCCTGAGTCTACCTCTACTGCAATTGTTATTGATAAGAGAGGTAGGGAACTACTACAGGAAAAAGGCAGCGGTAAATTCATAGCAAAGAAAAAACCACTCCTGCCTGCTATAGAGTTCACACGCAAAGAGCGCAAATTTCTAAGCAGTTTCAGCAATGACCCAGACCCGCAATTCAAAGGACTGACTGAACACGAAGTTGCGTTTAGGCACATTGTGCGAATAGCACAAGGCAAAGGCTCAGGAGACCCTAAAGCAGACATGGCCGCAGTAAAAGCCTATGAAGTTGCTATGCGTAGAGCCTTAGGAAAAGAAGCACCATCAGAACAAGAACTCGACAAACTCACAAATCAACCAGTGAAGTCAATCATCATTATTGGGCCAGAGATAATGCACCCGGAGATTGTGAAGGAAAAAGAAAAAGTCAAAGAAGAACAACCTGAATTTGCGGAAGTTCTATCAGTAAAGACCGACGAAAAGAAATAGAGGCAACTCAGTGCCCCGCAAAAAGATCGTAGATGCGATAGAGAGACCCCCTTACCTCAATGCTGACGGCACTCTTAATTTCAACAAAATCTTCACATTCCAGCCGAAGCAGACGGAACTACTCAGATACGTTGAGAGGAACGGTAAGGTGTACTTGCAACCCGCCGCAGGACAATGCCTGAGCACTGGAGGTATCCGATCAGGTAAAACTTGCGGGTGGTTGATGTTCTTCGTGATGCATTATTGCTTGCAGTGGGAAAACTGCAACCTCTTAGTACTGCGACGTACGTTCAAAGAGTTGGAATCTGGTGCTATTACAGATTTTCGCACTTTTATGCCGAAGGAACTCTACGAGTATGACCAGACAAAGCACGTTGCCACATTGAAGAACGGATCAAAGGTAGTCTTCGGCCATTGTCAGAACAATAAAGAGCGCGACATCGAGCAGTACTTAGGTCAAGCGTATCCCTGCATCCTAGTTGATGAGTGCGGCCAGTTTTCACCGGACGCATGGATGATGCTTTTTCAAAGAAACATTGTCAATCCCGGTTGCGTTAGAGATGAAGCAGGTAATTTACCAATCCCTGCAATCGTGGGATGCACAAACCCCTTAGGCCCACACTACGAATACTACCGTACGCTGTTCGTCCAGAAAGAACCTTGGAACCCCGGTGACGGTGCTCGCAAGGATGAGACAACAGGCAAGTGGTGGATTGAAGAAGGTGGACAGTGGGTCAAGATTTATGACCCTGAAAAATACGCCTATCAACGCTCGACAGTAATGGACAACCCAGAACTGCTCGCCCGAGACCCCGGCATCATCGAACGTTTGATGTCCATGCCGAAGGCAAAGCGCGACAAAGTTCTGTACGGATTTGATGGAGTGCAGGAAGGTCAGTATTTCGACTGCTTTGATCCCACATATCATGTGGTGAATCTTAGAGAAGACCCTGAAGCAATCATCTGGCAAGACTGGCAACCGTGCTGGGCTGGAGAAGACTGGGGAATGCAGCACGCCAATGCTACATATTTATTTACGAAAGCAATGGTGCGAGACTCTGTTGGAGATAACTACAGACTCAAGACTGTATGCTTCCAAGAAATCGTGGTCACTGGCGGAAAGACGATGGACGAGTTAGCGTCCATCATCGCAGCAAAATGTCATCTGCCAGATGGAACCCCTATCAAACTCAAAGCGATTTACTTCTCTCATGAAAAGTTCAATCGCCAGATGGACAATAGGACTCCTGCGGATGAATATTCACGAGCATTGAAACTCGTTGGGCTGCCTCCCGTGGTATCTGCTACGCGAGACCGCATTGGTTCTGCGGCATTGATGTACAATTTGCTAAAGAAGGGTGAACTTGTAATCCTTGATAATTGCAAAGAGATAATCCTTGCAATCCCATCGTTGATGCGAAACCCGGACCTTCTTGATGACGTTCTCAAAGTAGATGCCAAAGGCGACGATGCATATGACGGGTTTAGATATGGATTATACGGTCATCTATCAGGTAAAAAGAAACCTGATGTTTTAGTAGAAAAAGAGCGAGTTAATGAGTTAAGAAAGAAAGACCCTTTAGCAGCGTGGTTTCTACAGCAGAAGTTAGACGCAGACAGAAGCGACCAGACTGCATCTTTCAAGCAAGCAGAGCAACCCGTGTGGCAAAGCAAGATGGAGACTCAGAGATGAACATAGCAGCAAGCATCAGAGATTTTTGGGATGACCTGTTTTATAGTGCGTTGGTTCAGCGCTTAGAACAAGACTTGCTATTACTCAGGTCAGACTTACAGCAACTGCGCCAAGACAAAGACAGCGTGATTGCTGATTTGCGTGCAGAGAAGTCTCTGCTGCAAGCAAAGATTGGAATGTACGAACTGAATATCAACCGTCGCGTAGGCATTGATCCAACTGCAAAGAAACCAGAGAAACCTAGTTTTGCTTCATTCCAATCGCCACCTATGAAAACAAGTTGGCAAGCAGAAGTTGAAGCACATGACGAACAGATTGCAAAAGAACTAGCAGAGGAAGAAGAAACAAAGAAGAAGGGCGCAACCAATGGCTAAGGAAAAAGTAAGTAACATCTCCATCACCTGTGAAGAGGTTGACGGGAAAGAGGCATACCGTTTAGCGGTGTCTCATAAGTTAAAGCAAACTATTTCACAGAAGAAGGGTTGGGTACCTTCTCCGTACGTGGAACCAGAGATGTTCACATGTACTAACTGTGAAGCAGTATGTAAGAAACTCAAAGAACTTTTAGGTGGATGCAGTAAATAATCGGCACTGCCGAAGAGGAGCAAAAAATGTATAAGGCAAAAGATGGGAAACGCTTTGGCAGTGTGTTCGCTGGCAAACACTACGACGAGAATCACACTGAAGATGGTATGCATAGCGAATCTCCTGAGCATGAAAAGGCAGAGTCGCCTGAGTTTGAAGCAGGGGAACAAGAAGGCAAAGTAGAGCACGAAGCCGAGCAGCATGAAGGCGAAGAGCACGAAGGTGAACAGCATCCAGTAGTCGCAGAACACGGTCCTGCACATAAGACAATTGTGACGCATGATCATGCAGCAGGACGCCATACTGTGGTTTCGCATCACCGTGATGGTCACGTTCACACGAATGTACACGAGCACGCTCACAAAGCACACGACGAAGCACGTGAACTCGCCAACGTACCGCCTGCAGGCAAAGAAGAGAACGAAGAGAAAGATGGCTTCGGCCACAAGGACCAAGGACAGCAAGGCGCACCGAGTGAGAGCGACGGCTTTGCGATGCCGAATCTTGTCTAAAGGAGAACTATGCCAGCCGTAACTGCCAAAGCAAAAGAAGCAGTAAACCGCAGAGCACTTGCAAAGTATCATGCTCATAGAGATGAGAACAGAAGCAGGATGCTGCGTCAACGGTACGGCATAACTTGGGAAGACAAAGTGCAAATGTACGGTGAGCAGAAAGGTTTATGCAAACTCTGTAATGAACCTTTACCAGAAGACATAGGCAAATGCCAAGTAGATCACGACCACGAAACGGACAGTGTAAGAGGGTTGTTGCATCACCGCTGCAACCTATTCCTTGGGTACCTTGAACAAGATGAAGAGTTCTTAGAAAAGGCCCTTACATACTTGGAGAACACAAAGCATGCCAGCACAATCTAAAGCCCAATGGCGGTGGCTTCACACCGATGATGCAAAGAAACAACTAGGAAAGTCTGGCGCTGATGAATGGCTCAGCGCCACGGGATCGCCCAAGGGATTGCCTGAACGTAAGGCCGCTGGCCTAGGACGGAAGAAGGAGAAATAACATGGCGCTAGGTCTTGGAGTACCAAAGAAGAAACAAGCAGCACCTGCTGAGACGGCATCGTTAGATGCTACGCAAATGCCAAGTTGGATGTCAGGCGAAGCGCCAAGTTATAAGCCGCGCAAAAAGCCACGCGTTGACAGCGGTGGTCAGTTAGCCAAAGGTCAGATGAGGGCAGCATGAGCCTAGGCATGGGACGACGACCAAAGTCAAAACTGCCTGAACCATCTTCAAATACTAAGAGCACAGGCAAGCAGGACTACATGGCAGAAGCCATGAATGCAAAGAAGGAAAAACAACCATGGCAATCGGCTTAGGAAAACGTACGAAGTTGAATGCATCCCCGCAGCAACCTCCGATGTCTGCGAAGGATCAGAACCCTACCTCCTTCAAAAGAGTGACCATGGGTATTCGCAAGGGAAGCAACGCTAAGGCCACAAAGAAGCGTGGCAATAACGGCGTGAATGTGTACTAACATGGCGACAGGATTAGGTAAAAAGAAAACGCAGCATGTTGACCTTGGAGACAAGGGAAGTTTTACGGTACATAAAGGAAAACTACACCAAGCGTTAGGTATTCCAGAAGATGAGAAAATACCCGCATCTGCAAAAGAACCGCATTCTGGAGACAGTCCAGAAATGAAAAGAATGCGAGCGTCTGCAAAGGGGTTTTCTAAGATGCATCACTAGGAGAGTTATGCCTAAAGGTGTTTACAAAAGAGAGACTATGCCGGAAAGTGTAAAGATAAAAATATCTGAAACTTTCAAGGCAAAGCCAAAGAAAACCCATTGCCCACAAGGGCATGAGTATGTGGAAGACAACATCCTTTGGGATAAACGAAGTGATGGTAGAAAAGGTAGAAAATGCAAAACCTGCTGCAAACTACGTGCTAAAGCGTATAACCTCACGGAGCATGGAAAACTGGTAAAGAAAAATTGCAACATGAGGGCACTATACGGGGTTTCCTTAGAGGAAGCAGAAGCAGCCAAGAAAGCACAAAATTACTTGTGTGGACTGTGTGGTGAACCTCTGGGAAACGATTTACACTTCGACCATGATCACGAAAGTGGCAAGGCAAGAGAATACCTGCACTCCAATTGTAATACTGCCATTGGTCTGTTGAAAGATAGTTCAGATTTATGCCGCAAAGCGGCGGAGTATCTAGAGAGGCATGGGCGCTAATATGGCAGATGACGTTTCAGAAGTTGTAGGAGCAGGAGTAGAAGGACGCAAGTCTGCCGATGACAAGCCTGAGAGTCCTTCGGATAGTCCCCTTGGGGTGCTGGCCCCGTTTCCTTATTCCCCGGAGCCATTTGCAGAGTTAAGTCAAGGCGCAAAAGGTGCACTATTAGCACTTGATGATATTTGCACAAAAGCAGATGTGGCGGCTAGACGCCTTGAAGTTGAGCAGGCTTGGGAAGCGCTGCACTTTGAGCGTGGATATCAGCATTTGCTGCGTGGTAAGCG